GCTTCGACTTGCTTTCGCTGCTCCGCGAGGCTCATGGTCTTACGGGTATAGTCTTTACCCATCATGTAGCCTTTTTGGAGTTCGTCGAGGGTGACCTCTAGCTCTTCACCATCGACTTTGACCCTGTATCGGGATTCCGTTGATTCTGTGTCGCCGTCACCGGCAGTTTCCTCAACCTCTTCCTGTACATTGGTCGGCTTAGCATTTTGTTCCGTCTCGGGTGGCGTTTGTTGCTCCGGTCTGAACAATGCTGAAAGACGCGATACCGCGCCATCTACGTCCGTAGGTCCCATGCGGGTTGCCTCACTCATTTTATCTCAGGTTTACGACTCGTTTAATTTTGCGCCCCAGTTCGGCCAATCTGGACTCAGCCAGTCTGCCGTTCTGGATACGCAATTTGAACTTGCGCTCAAACTCGTCTATCGCTTTCAACTGAAGATACAGGTATTCCCGCTCTTCCTTCTGCCGAAAACTGGATGTTCTTATATTCGTGTAGACCGTATTTCGCATATCGTCAAGTGCAGCGACAAGCATTGGGTCTTTCAAAAGCTGTCTAGCGCGCTCTGCGTCCACTATCTGTTGACGGAGGTCCAGCTCTTCACTCATACCATTGACCCCGGCACATTCTGGCCATATTTGAGTTCAAGTTCGGTCAGTTTTGTCAGGTAGTTAGCCTGGAATTCACGCTGCCGCTGTTCCATTTCCAACAACATCTTCTGGCTGTCGAACTGTTGCTGCTGTTGTTCTGCTGCCAGTTTGGCCTGTGCCTTGATCTGCTCGACCTCGGCCAGCGGATTCTGCATCTGGGCCTGCATCTGCTGGACCATGGCAGTCAATTGCTCAACCTGAGCCTGTAGCATCTGCTGCGGTTGATTAGGATCATTAAAGTAAGGAGCGGCATCCTTCAAGCCAACCTCAACCGCTAGGCGCTCCAGCGTGTTGTACATTTTGGCCTGATCAGTCAGGGCCAAACCTTGCTGCATGAACTGTTGTTGCAAACTCAGAATGGCGTTTAAGTTGATGATCTTCTCTTGCCGATCCCCAGACCCGAGGCCAACATCAATACGGCAGTCAAGGTTATGCCGCCACGCAGTCGGATCAATTTCCATTGGCGTGCCCATGACACGGATCTGCATGGCGTCATTCTGATATTGCATGCCAAGCTTGATGATCTTGCGGAAGATGTCGCGCACGCCAGTATCAGCAAAGATGCGGGCAATCATTTCCATGCGCTGCTGGCTTGCTTCCATGATCCCACGGAACCCGGTAGCCGTCTTATTCAGGGCCTCGGAGTCCAAGCCTTGGTTGTACCGGGTGACGCCAGTGCGCACTTCGCGCATCACATCGACATATTCCATCATGCGCAAGATAGGCTCAGCGATAGGCTGGACTACCAACGGTTGCAAGCTGTCGCCAATAGGGCCTTCATCATTCACGCGAATGATACCGCCAGCGCGAGGCGTCAGCAGGTCATCGAGGTCCACGCGCTCGTTGACGATAGTGCGCATATAGTTGGTCTGGTAGACGTTGTTAAGCGCCTGACGCATCAGCGTGGACTTGAGGTACTGGATGTCAGCTACTTGCTCAGCAGGGCATGAACCGATTGCGCGATGAGGAATGGGGATAGGTACCACTACGCAGAACGGATGTTCCTCAACTTGTGCTTTGTCGAGAATCTGATTGCCCGCCCTGAATATCTGCCACAGTTCGGCAACACCGTCTCCGTCCGTGTCTATGTAAGCATAGTACTCGCCCAGGTAGATAATATCGTTGGACGGGTCGCCGGGGTTGGTATCCACCAGGCCATCATAGTTCCAATACCGGGCATTCTTTTCCTCGCTCACCTGGAAATCGAAATATTCATCGGCTGGCAGTGTCTCGACCACATCTTTGTCAAAACCCATCAGAATCAATTGGCTTCTGGTCTTAGGGGTTCGATGACCGATAAAGCGCGGATTGCGAAAATCACGGGCACTTCTACAAATGAGGAATTCTTCAGGCGGGACATTATCAATGCGCGTTTGGCCAATCGTCGTTGTTCTTTTGACAGATACATCGTAAACGGTGAAAGGCGTTCCTTGGATGACTTCGATGCGCTCTTCCTGTTCCTCAATCTCCGTCTCCTCGTCCATCTGTAGCTTTTGCAGCTCGAACAGCGACAGCCCACGGTACTTCTCTTTCGTTACCTCTTTCTTCTCATCCCAGTAGACTTTTACAGTCCCGGTGTACTGAAGCAAAGCATCCTTAAACATGTTGTGGAGAATCAACGTGCCGTCATTCTGCCGGGTGAAGACGTAGTTTGCCCATGCAGTCTTCTGATCGGCTTCCTTGTCGTACTCGGGATTGTCGGCTTCAAATCTGGCAATGTACTTGCCCTGAGTGAAGATCCTCACCAATGAAGGCAGCATGCCCTCGATGACGTCTGATACGTCAGAGGTGACTACCTGGCTCTGGCCCTCCTGCTCATCGCCGTAGGGCATGCAGTTGTAGTAGTCCATGAGCTTCGCCCGATCCTGGCCGATCTGCGTCTGGAAGTCGATGGAGTCCCGCTCTTCAGCAGCGACGATGGCATTGATCTCAGAATCAGGCATTTTCATGTTTTAACGGCCTTCCTCGACGCTTGGGGAGGTCAGTATTGACAGGGGTATGCTGGTCATTATAGACCGATTCCAGCCTCTCAAGCCTAGTGGTCAATTCTTTGACCAATTCCTCTAGTGCTTTGACCTTCTGTGTCAGGGCGATACTCATGCCAGTTGGAGCCTCGGCTGTTTGTTAGATTTGGTCTTTTGCTTATCCCGTAGGCTTACGGCCAGATAGCGAAAGGCATCTGCCGCATGACTGGACCAGTCGTGCAGAGGCCTTGGTTTGTACTCCTGCCTACGATCATCGTACTCCTTCCGGTAGTTGCGGAGGGCTTGTAGACCAAGCTCGCACTTCTTGGCATCGAACCAGCAGCGGGGAATGGTATTTCGGACGGCGTTGATCCCATCGTCTATGCTGAGGTTCGGCACGATGCGGAACTGTATACCGAGCATCTTGGCCGTCTCAATTCGGCTCTTGCCTGAGCCTAATTCCCTCACCTGTATATCGTGTGGTGCCCAATGCTCGCCGTACTTGTAGTCCTTTTGGTCGAGGATCTTGGCGTAATACGGCAGACCTTCCCCAGAGTCTTCATGGAAGTCTATGATCCGTATCTCCTGCCCCAGGACTTGATAGAACCAGATCGCCGTCGAGTCACCTACGCCCAAATCCCAAGCGGTGTGTACCGGCAGGCGTGGATCGTAGGGCACTTTCCCGATACGGTCTTCGGTCTGCGCCTCTGATAGCTGCTTGCCGTAGTAAGCACCCTTGATGCTGGCGGTCCATGAGCACTCATATTCTTGCGCGAACTCGTCCTCGTCCATGATCTTGCGGGCATCCTCAAGCTCGGCGTCCGGAATGACGCCAGTATCGGACGCTTTGTAGACCTTCACGAACCAGTCTGGTTCATCCTTAACACGCTCCCAAAGGTCATAGAATGGCGTACCGCCCTTCGCAGACCCTATAAAGATGGCAGACCCTTCCCTGTCGCTCAGCGCCGGCCGTAGGACCTCTGAGAAGATTCTAGGCGACATGTCGGCGTATTCATCCAGTACCACAGCGTCGAGGTACAGACCTCGCATGGAATCTGGCGAGTCAGCCCCGAAAAGCTGGATACGAGCCCCCCAAGGGAAATCTACCCGCAGTTCCGACTCGTTGACCTTGATTCCTGGAATGGGCCGCGTGAAGTCCTTGAGGTAGTCCCATGCGATCTGCTTAGCCTGCTTGTAGTACGGTGCGACGTAGGCGTAGCGCGGCATCTTCTGTGTGTTTTTGACGGCCTGCTTGATCAACTCATTGATGGCAAATACCGTCTTGCCGAAGCGCCGATGACAGACCAACAGGTTCCAACGCTTAAGAGACGCATGGATCTCGCGCTGTAGTGGCCTCGGCTTGTAAGGAATGATGACTTCCGCCATAAGTCTCCAATAGGTGCCTGTTGTCCGGTCAGGCTCCGGTGAGGGTGCGCGTCAGATGGCGGTATGGCACGCCCCCTCATTTTTGGTGCCGGCTGTAGGACTTGAACCCACGGCCTGCCGCTTACAAGGCGGCTGCTCTACCGACTGAGCTAAGCCGGCCTTATTCTGCCCACTTGATCGTGAGGCCGCCGCCCAGTGTCACATCACCCTGAACCTCAACGGCCTTGCGCTTAGGCGCAACGTACTGGGCCAGTTCCTTGTACATAGTGCCGGCTAGGTTGAAGTCACCAGAGGCGCGAGCCTCGGCGGCTATCTCGGCCATGCCCTGAATAGGATCACAGCCCAACGCATCGAGCTTGGCCTGTATGTCTTGCGTGTTCTTGTTCGGCGTACCCTTAGTTCTGCCGCCGTACTTAACGCCCTTTGGCATGACTACTCCAAACGACCTTAGTTCTGCCAGAAGTCCGGATCATCCGGCTTGTCTGACCCAAACAGCGTCTTCAGGATTGCCGCCCCGCAGACCACGAAGAAGCCTAGCAGGGTTACTGGGATGAGCAAGGCGATAATGCCTACGGCAAGAAGACGCTCCCATAATTTCATCATAGCACCGATGAGCGTAGTTTATAGTTTGGCTGTTTTTCAACCCGCTGTATGTCCTCAATCCAGTACATGCGCTCTTGCCCCTCCATGATGTACATCATGGTCGGCCATTTAGAGAGGACATTGGCAAGCACTTTGGGGCTGAGCTTCCAGCGCTTGGCTATCTCCGTGTAGCTTATCAGATCCAAATGGCCCTCACGCATCTTGGCCAATTGTGCCTCCTTGCTGAGGTGCGATGGCACCTTCTGGATGACGCCACCCTTAGCCTGGAACAAGGCCACAGCGGTTAGTATCTCCTGCCTCTCAGTCTCCTTCTGCTGCATCGCCGTCTGCGTTGATGCTGGCCGGTCAAGCCGCGAGTCCCTGACATTGTATCCATTACCCCATTCGTTCATTGTTCTTCTTCCTCTCGGCCTCGGACTTAATTCTGGCCTTCCACGAGACACCGCGCAGGTGCCTAGGGTTGCCAGCGCTGGACACCTCATCGATGGCCGACTTGTAGGCTTCGGTCAACCAGTCGAGTTTAGCGAACGCCTCCAGTTCAACAGATTCATCATAGACTACCTCCCCGTCCCTGTAATGGCCGGTGACCTCAACGATCCAGTGCCGAGGGTGAGTCTTGGCCCATTCAAGAATGAAGTTACACATCCGTTCGGTGAGGGGTCTTTTGAGGACTGGCCGGCTGAACCGCACTTTAAGGGTTCGCTCACCTTCGGCTAGGTTCCTATCCATGCTCGACTCCAGCACCAGAAAGTTGATGCCTGCCCCGATGGACATGAGTTCGTAGTGGTTGAGTTTGTTGTTCCGCATGAATCTTGTCCGTAATTTTTGTTCAAGTTACTGCTACCGATCTTTTCAAAAAGAACGGTAGCACTTCGCCCCAATAACCACGCTGGTTCCAGCCACTGCTACCGTTGCTACCGTTCTTTTTCTATTGTTTACCCCCAGTTTTATAGAGACCCCCTATTCCCCCTAAAAACACTACTTTTTTTCTCACCCTTTGTTACTAGAAAAGAACGGTAGCAACGGTAGCAGTAGGCTCAAAGCCGCGTGGTATATGGGTTTGACTGCTACCGTTCTCTAAAAAAGAACGGTAGCAGAACGGTAGCAACGGTAGCAGTAGCCTCAAAAAGGCACTGTTAGACGCCATCCCTTCACATTTTTGCCATTTTGACGCCCGACGGCCTTTTCAAACCCAAGAGACTGTAAAACTTTACCTATTCTTAACTCTTCTCGTCTGCCAATGTGCTTTTTGTCGAAGTTAAGGGCATCGATAAGCACCTCCATACTTGTGATCAGTTTCTTATCCCGATTGATTTCACCACTCAAAATGTCGGTTTCATCCAGCCAAGAATTGACCACATCAGCCCATGCATCCCTGATCATGTGATGCTCATGGACCGCCTTGCTAAGCTCTTCGGCCTCCCTGAAGGCTATCCCACTGGCCCTAAATGACTCCCTTGCCTCGGCCCACAATTGAAGCCGATCACGCTCAATAGCTGCCACATCGCCGCCATCAACCTGTATAGGTAGCCATCGCCTATTGCCAGTCTCATCCGCTAGAAACTCTTGCTGATTGGTGGTGCCGACGAACAGAAGCCGTCTCGGGAATGACACTGCAAACTCCCTGTACTTCGGAATCCAGTTCTCATGTGTGCGAGTGATGAATGCCTTTATATGCTCCAGCTCACGGGTATGAAGGCCACGAAGCTCTCCTATCTCCCCAACCAGACGGCCACGCATCTTGCGAGCCAAATCCTCTTCGCGCTCATGAAATGATATCTCGGCAAAGAAGTCAGGCGCTGGAGCCATGGCCGCAACGCCGGAGCTTTTCCCAGCGCCTTGACGGCCGACCAGTATCGGCACCATGTCAGCCTTACACCCTGGAGCAAGCACCCGACCAGCCATTGCCGTCCACATGTACCGGGAGACAGCCGTGGTGTACTGGCTCGCCTCGGCGCCGAAATAGTCCACGAGAAAGGCGTCAATTCTCGGCACGCCATCCCACGCTAACCCCTCTATCCATTCAATAGCTGAGTCGAATGGGTTCTCATCGGCCACCAGCAGAACGGCATCGCGGATCAGCTCACGGCCAACAGGCTTAAAGCCTCGCTTCTCCAACATGATCCGCAATCTGGAGTAGTCGGCGTCCCCAAAGGTCTGCCACTGACCAGCCCCAGGCTCAGAGTGCATGATCTCGTCCCGGAACTGGTCGAAGCGAATGTCCATGCCACAGAAGTCTGATGCCCGGAGCGACGTGTCTACGTTCTCCAGTGACGCCTCGATCTTTCCTTTCTTGTCCCGCTTAAACTTGAGCGATCCGCTTACACTCTCAATGGGCAATGTCTCACAAGGAAAGTCGTCAAAGTCCTCAGCCTTTATAGGATCAGGGTCTACGAAAAGCCCCTGCTCCGAGGCCATCATGCGCAACGTGCGGGCCGTCGTCACGGCTCCAGACCCACGACGCCCGAAGCTCTGCCAAGCGTTCCGCACATCCTCAGCCTTGTACTGTGGATAACGGAGCTTGCCCGTCTCATCCTTCATCCCCGACCACTCGTTGAATAGCCGGAAGCCCTCAACGCTACCACCCGTCTCATGGTGCAGAGCCATGCCGACCGCCAGCCAGTCTTCCCGCGCCGTGGGTGCTGGGTCCAAGACTGACAGGATCTCGCGCAGTTGCTCCGTGGTGTAGCCCAGCGGCTCCTTGCCATCGGTCACAACACGCTCAGGCTCCTGCATACGCTCGACGGCCTCGGTTGGCAGCATGGGCCACGCCTCCAAAAACACCGCCTCGGGCATTCCCAAGAGCGTCATGTCCTCGTAGCCAGTGCCGGTGCAAATCCAGCCCTTGCCGTGCGTGCGCGTGTCGAGTCCAGGAACGCCAAGCACCGACGAGCCTTGCCGAACATCAACGCCCTCTGGCAGCCGGAAACAGTAATGTTCGCCACCGGAGACGGTGCGCTGGATCAGCGCGTCATCCCATGGCAACGCTACGCCCAGTGCGGCCTCGACGGCCTCGCGGGTTACACCTTTATATGTGTCGAGATCGATGAAGACATGACCTTCTGGTACGCCTACCCCGATGTTCTGGCAGCCTAACAGCTCTTCGAGCGTGGCCGTGTGGGACTGCCATCCTCTGACGGCTGGCTTCTTTTCAGGCTTGTCCTTGCCCTGTGTGTAGATGAGATTGACTGGAAACACGTTGAAAACGTGCAACGAAGTGGTACGTTTTGAATTCATAAGTTAAACTTAATACTGTGTGTGATGGATTTCCCCGAGGGTTGCAGCTCGGGGTTTTCTTTTTGTCAGGGCACTTGAGCAACCAAGTCCAACGCCTTGATTTCACCCTTGGTTAGGGCCTCTATCTGTATAGCACGTTGGGCAGGAATTGCCCCAGCCTGTAGCCACTGAGTTACTGCTGAAGGAGTTACCTTCAATACCCTGGCCACCTCGGCTTGACTGCCGAAGTACGCCACCATTCTATCTATCGCGCTCATACTGCTACCTCAGAAAGTTGACTACAGCTTAATACTAGCCTAGTATCCCTCTTGCGTGAAGCACAACTTAACTAAACCGCCAAAAGGACAAAACAATGTTAGAAACAGAAATTCAATCCCTTCGCACCGAGATCGCAGACCTCAAGCAAGCGGTCAACAGCCTGACCGCGACGATGTTGGGTATCACTTACAACTTTTTGCCGACTGCTCCGGCCACAGAGCCAACAGGAGTAAAAATCTCGTCCAAAAAGGTTCAACAAGTAGAACCTGTGCCAGAGCCAGTACCAGCACCAGCACCAGCACCAGCACCAGCACCAGCACCAGCCCTGA